TGGTGAAGAACTAGTTACAGAAGATGTAGCAATATTACTTTGATGTGACATTAACCTATGATTGGAGCTGTTAATGCAACTTCTGTTGACTCAGCTGATGCTAAATCTAATGGGAAGTTGTGTGCGTTTCTTTCATGCATTACTTCCATACCTAAGTTAGCTCTGTTAAGAACGTCTGCCCAAGTTGGAACTATTTTGGAATTGGAATCAACAATTGATTGGTTAAAGTTAAATCCGTTTAGGTTGAATGCCATTGTGCATACACCCATAGATGTTAACCATATGCCAACAACCGGCCAAGCACCAAGAAAGAAATGAAGAGCACGAGAATTATTGAATGACGCATATTGAAATATTAAGCGACCGAAGTAGCCATGAGCAGCGACGATGTTATACGTCTCTTCCTCCTGACCAAACTTATAACCATAGTTCTGTGACTCTTGTTCAGTAGTCTCCTTGATAAGTGAAGAAGTAACGAGACTTCCATGCATAGCAGCGAACAAAGCTCCACCGAATACCCCAGCAACACCGAGCATGTGGAACGGATGCATAAGGATATTGTGTTCTGCTTGGAATACGAACATAAAGTTAAAAGTACCAGAAATACCAAGAGGCATACCATCACTAAAGCTCCCTTGCCCAAAAGGGTATACAAGGAACACGGCTGCTGCCGCTGATACTGGTGCTGAATAAGCTACTGATATCCATGGTCTCATACCTAATCTATAACTAAGTTCCCATTGGCGTCCCATGTAAGATGCTGCACCGATAAGGAAGTGGAAGATGATGAGTTGATAAGGTCCTCCATTGTAGAGCCATTCGTCAAGCGTGGCTGCTTCCCAGATGGGATAGAAGTGCAAGCCGATGGCGTTGGAGCTGGGGACCACTGCTCCTGAGATAATGTTGTTGCCATATAAAAGAGATCCTGCGACTGGTTCACGAATGCCATCAATGTCCACGGGGGGAGCAGCGATGAAAGCAATAATAAAACAAGTTGCTGCTGTTAAAAGTACGGGTATCATAAGTACACCAAACCAACCGACGTAAATTCGGTTGTTGGTGCTGGTGACCCATTCACAGAAACTCTTCCAATTTGTTTGTTGGTCTTGAAGAGTGATTGTTGCCATTAAATTAGAAAGTGAATTTTGTACCTAACTTAGTATTGTAGGTGTTTGTTGTATCTTCATCAAAGAAGTTAGCGAAAGAGACTTCACCATATACACCTAACCTTTCTGTTGCGGCTACAGAGCCACCAAATTTACCAGAAAAATTAGAGTTAGAATCAGCTCCATCAACAGAGTTAATTGTTTGTCCTCCTTGAACATACCAATCAAGTGAGCCAAGTTTATTTTCATAACCAACGTGTAAGTCAGTTGCTCTAGATTGATAATCAGATCCAGAATAAGAAGCGTTAGTCTCTACGTTCACGTATGGACCTGCTAATACTGGTGAAGATATTGTAGCTGCTGCTACTGTTAATAAAATTTTGTTCATTAAAATATGCCGGGAATAATTTGACCTGTAGTTACGTAAGCTCCTAGAGCTGCAACGAACCCAAGCATTGCTGCCCAGCCGTTAAATCTTTCTGCTTCGTTTGTCATAATAGGGTTGGTGTTTTTAGGGTAGTCAGCGATAACTCTCGCTGGTATTTCGTTTGGGAAAATATTTTGTTTCCCATATTCAGTTGTTACTGTCATAGAAATAAAAAAAAGAAATCATTAGGCGGTTACGATATGATTCGAGCCGCCACTTTGATTAATTTTTCTTTGGTGGTCTGCCTACTTTAGTACCGTAGGTTCCTTTTCCTTTAGGCATTACTGTTCAGCTCCTGCATCTGTGCCGTCGGTTGTATTACCGACTTGCTTTTTGCATTGTGCTAATTGTGCCGCTGTAGTTCCATTATCATTGTAAGGAATAAACCAACGGTCACCTGTAGTATTTACTTTGTACTTCACCTGCATTGCATTGGCACGTGCAGATGGATCATATGCTTTAGACATAATTAAAATTGTATGTTAGAACGTTCTAGTTTATCGAATAAATCCTGTCGATAAGCAGGGTCTCGGTCATAACGAATATCAGACATGGCTTTTACTACTTCTGCTTGACTTCTGAATACATCTCCAGATGCTTTAGCTGGTTTCCCTGTAAGCATAGTGCCTTCATAACCTTCTTTTGCTTCATACTCTGCCTTCATTCCGTTAACTGCAAGTTGTACAGCATCAGCATTACCATTACTTACCATTGTATTAAAAGTTTCAAGAGTACTTGGTTCCATGTTTTCATTTGCCCAAGTTATCATTTTAGTATACTGATCTGCTCCACCTACTGACTCTTGTATTTTATTTATTTGAGCATCAGTTAAATCTTCTACTTGATTAGATGTATAACCTGATTCTGCTGCTCTACCAGCTAAATAAGAATCAATAGAAGCTCTAGATAAACCAGTATCTTCTAAAGTTTTATACATTTCATCAGTAATTTCACCTTTTGTTTCGTGAAAATGTTTACTAATTTCCCAAGGGTCTACATTTTTTTCTTTAAATATTTCGCCTAATTTATCTCCATATTGGGTATTAACTGATTCATAATCTACAGTACCATCTTCGTTATAACCTTCAGTAGTAGTAACTTCTGTATCAGTATCAGGTTCTGATTTAGTTTCAGTATCAGTTTCTTTAGAATCTGGAGATCCTAATTTCTTTTGTAATTCAATATATGCATTTTCTAATTCTTCTGCATTTTGAAATTTACCTGCTAATAACTCAGCTTCTTCTTTTTGAAGTTTATCTGCAACCTCTAACGAGTTCTGTTCGTCTTCTGATAATTCAGGAGCATCAGCTGGGGTTGGATCATACGTTAGTTTTTCTGTCATTCTTTGTATCCTTTAGCGGTAGTTACTTTTAAATTACCTAGACCAACAGTTGTGACTAAATCAGGATCAGGTCCTATGTTAGCTGTAGTTGTAAACTTAGTTGGTTTTGCAATTTCATTTTGATCAACTAAAGTAGGTGGTTTACTTACTTTAGGTAATGGTTTTTTAGCCACCTTCTGTGGGCGGGATGGTTTGTTCTTCTGCATTTGATTCTTGATTATAAGCATCAACCATAGTTTGATCTACGGCTTTATTTTTACTAGGATCAGCTAATGGTGAGTTAGCAAATTGTCCAGCTTGATCTAACAATGCTTGCTGTTGCATTGATTGCTGTTGCTGCATTCTTTCTTGCTCCATAGTTTCTTGAGTCTTAACAAGATTCAAGACATCTATACCTTGAGCTGCAGCTAAACGTTTAATATATTCACCGGGATCTAGAAACTGTCCTATAATATCTGGTCCCATAGTTTGAGCAAGAGTCTGAATAAACATAACTAAACTTTGTTGATCCTGACCTCGACCCAATGCATTAACACCAGCTACTATTTGTGGACGTACTAAATCTTTAGGAATTTTTGGTAATTCTCTATTCCGTTGTAATATATGTAAAGTTCTATTTAAGTATGGTACTAGGAACTCAACTGTAAGTAAACTAAATAGTCCACCTAGTTGTTGTTCTAATTCCATTTGTGTAAGACGTACTTCCTCAGCTGTGGTTCTCTCACTCTGTCTTACATTTAATAGTAAGAAAGCATCACTAATCCTACGTTCAAGATTATTGATTTGTTCAGCTGCTGTTCGGAAATCTGCAGTCTTACCTACTTGAACGACTCCGACATCGTCTGGACGTCCCTGAACTATTGCACCATTACCAGCATCGGCTATAGTCTTTGGTTTAGTAGTACTTGATGGTGATACAAGGAAAACTACTTTACTTGCTGCTGCAGAGCCTTCTACGAGTGCCTGAGACAATCCTTCTAAAGATCTCATGTCACCAAGGAACTCTTCTACTCTACCACGTCCATAATCTTCTCCGTCTACAGTATTAAACCTAAGGGTTAACCAAGGACTGGTATTCTTAGGAGCTGTACTACGACTGTTTGGAATGATTCTATCTAATGCTTCTTGATGCCATATCCATCGACCATTAGGGTCGAGTCGGACGTAAGTATACACTTCGACGTCATCATCATCCGACCCTGTTTTATAACCATCATCTCCGGGAGAATTAGGTAAAGGTTCTGGCAGGTCTGTACCAAGAATCTTTTTACTGATTAGTTCTTTTGTTACAATCTCACAAACATTTCCGTTACCATCACGATTAACAACGTAACGATTTAAGGGATAGTTTTTAAGACCTTCTTTGCCCATAAATATCAATGCATTACCACTAACAATTAAATGTTTAAGTGCTTGGTGTACTACCACTCTATCACTAGAGGCATTAATATAATCCATAACCATTCTCTCCATTTTAGAGAATGATAAATCTAATTCACTTCTTATTTCTCTTGGAATTTCTTCACCTAACTTGTCATCTCTAACTTGTAGTTTAAAAAAACTTGTTTGTGGTGGTAGCAATGCAAGCATAAGTTTTGCTGCCAAATTGACAACACACTTACTACCGACTGATTGCCATGGAGTATGTAATTTTTGATGAGTTGGTTGTGAACTAAGATCTTCTTGGATAAGGTAAGGTAACGTTAATTTTGAACACTCAACTGCAGTATCAAGAAACTGAGTTCTATTTCTGGATAGTTGGGTGTATCTGTCACGTGCCTTCATGCTGTTCGACTCCTGCTTCTGGTCCTTGCTGTTGTTCTAGCTTTACGAGCTTGATTACGGTTATTTGATCCGACTGCTCCTCCATCTCCACTACCGGAACTGCTATCTCTGCCTTCTTCTTCTGCTCTTGCTCTAGCTGCTGCTTCTGCTGCTGCTTTTTCGGCTGCTTTTTTTGCAGCTATTGCTTCTTTTTCTTTCTTAACAGCTTCGGGTTTCCAATCTGGTGCTGAAACACCTGACCCGGAATTTTGATAAGGGTTGTTTGTATCCGCTTCCAGTTCTGCTTCAGTTAATGGTTTAGGATATTGTGGTCCTCCTCCGCACATAATTTATTTCTCCATTGATGTTATTGATGGTACTCCTTGTTCAGGTGTGCCGGGATTAGAACCGGGATCTAGTGCATCAAACACCTTAGTACCTTGTCTTATTATTTCTGCTGATAAACGTGTACGTTTTTTACCTGTAATAAAATTTGGATCTTCTGTGTAATCTGCAATATCTTGTGGTTTAGGTACGTCTCGTACAGGTCTTGGGGTTCTTAACATTGGTGCCACAGCCATTCTAGGTGGTGCAGGTGGTGGCGCAGATCTTCCTCCGCACATAATTTATTCCTCGTCGATAAGTTGTTTTATATATTCGACCACGCTGGCTTGACCAGCACGGTACATAATTGATTCTATTGGTTCTTTGGGATGGACGTGATGCCATTTAAAATTGTCTTCTACTTTTTTAAGTAGTTCATCTACACGTTCATTGTGTAGCTTAAGAGTATTGAGGGAGATTGACATTTGAGTGTTCAAAGAATGCTGGCATACGTGCCGCCTGTGTCTCAGAAAGCTGTGGAGCTTTTCCTTCATACATTAAGCGGTCGCTTGAATCCAGCCAAAAATTTTTGTCTAAATATTTATCGGAGTTACGACCTAACGGTTGCATTATCCAATTAATAGTTGCTTTACGAAGCTTGTCCAAAGAATTACTAGGAACAAGACCCAACTCAGTACATACAAGAGTATTTGTAGCCACGTGGATCTGTTCATCTCTGGAAATATCAGCTGATACTGTTCTGAGAGCAGGATCACCAGTAAACCGAAAGAAAGGAAGTAGAACAAAGAATATAGCTCGTTCTGCGACCAAAGCTTTTGTGATTGTGTGGTCTGGGTGATCAATCCAAGCATCTCGTAACCTCATAGCTTCGTTTTCTGCTTTTGTATCTGCACCATGTGCATCTACGATATATTGTAATGCTTTATCGTGACGTATTTCATCAACTACATTATCTTCTAATAATTTTCTAGCGTTTTCGGGAACGTCCTTTTCAAGACCTTCCTTAATAAATTCACCGACTGGTAGCTCCATATGACGTATTGCGAGGCAACGTCTGATGGTTTCTTCAGCTCCAGATTTAAGGACACCTGCTGTTGGTTTAACAGGAGTCCACTTTCTTTTCCTACTAAGGAGTTTTTCATAAGGATCAATTTTCATTATTCTTGACAGTCACAAGTTATCGGATTATCTAAAATGTCTTTCAAGTAATCGTCAACTTCGTCCTGATCAAGAGCTGCGTAAGCATCTGTCTTATCCTGAGTATCACCCATTACTTGTAAAGAATAGTAAAGGGAGGTTTGAGGAGAATCCAACCACTCTTCAATGAACGCATTGTCATAGGTTACAACATCACTCCAAGAGTTAAAGCTGTATCCGTGAAGAAGTCCCGTAGCATCGAGTAATTTTACAATACCATTGGTGACACGCTTGTAAACGTCCCAACCAACTTTTGAGGCAATCTCGACTTCGCCATATTCAACTCTTTCCACACCAAAGGTGCCAGAGTCACGGTCTACACTCCTTGCTATAGGAGGTGCAATTTCTGGAGTACAAGTGTATCCATATACATCTTTACTCTTATAAGAACAAGATGCAGTAGGTGCAATAGCAAATGCACGTACCATGTTATTGTGACGAGCTATTACAGCCGCACCTTCGATAGCACATTGTAATTGTTCAACTATATATCTTGCAGTATCACTACATTCGTTGTGTTCTAACGCATTAGCAAAATCTTCATAC